AGCTGTTTCTCTTCTTTCTGCTTCACGTAATCTATAAGTAATCTTATCAATACGTTTTTTAACGCTTTCAGTATATTGGCTTAAGTCATCAACTTCAGGTTTACCTTCAGTTTTTTTCTCAACTCTAACTTTAAGCTCTTGGTTATCTTCTGTTTCTTGAACTTGAACATTTGGTCTTTCTTCTTTATTGTTCTTTGGTTCATGAGAAGTATAACCTAAATCCACTTCACCTACATTTAAATTAGGTGTTTGTGGTTTTTCGTTTTTTTGTTTTTCTTCTCTAACTTCAATTGAAGTTTCTTTTACATCATCCAAATCTAATTCTATATCTGGTTGTGTATTTACTACTTGTTTATTTTCCATGTGTATCCTCCCTAGTACATGTGCAGAATATCAGCAGGGTTTTCAATCTTAGCAATGATTTCATCATCATTAAGAATTCTAACTTCTCCGCCCTCTATTCTGAATCGGCTACCAGCATAACGTCCAAAAATTACCCAATCACCAGTCTTGCACCACGGTCCGTTTGGAAATCTAGCTTTGTCACTATAACAAAGGTCTCCCATTTTAAGAACGTAAGCACAAACAGTAGTCATCTGAATAGTGTCTTTGGAATTATCTGATAGAATTACTCCACCTTTAGTTGTAGCTGGTCCAGCATAAGGCAAGACTAAAAGTCTATAGCCTGTTGGACTAGGCATTCTATCTAAAGTGGATTTTTCTATTGAATTTGGATCAAGAACTTTTGAAATTTCTTGTTCCTCTTTATATGCGTTTAATAAACCTTCAACTTTTGAAGGTACCTCCGCGTTCGTCATCGTCATCGTCATTCTCCTTTTTTAGCAGGTCATTAAGATCCTGAAGCAGAGCTTCTAAAGCTCTGATTTGACCCCTAGAGTAATGAAGTTTATCGATCGTGTCTATACCATAACAAAGCTCTTCTTTTATAAGGTTTATTTGCTTAAGTATTAAACGTTTAACATCTTGAAGTGTATTATAATCAACCATTTTCTATTTAGGTGTTGCTTTAAACATTAAATTTTTAACTTCGGTATCTAATACTTTATAAGTATTAGAAACATCTTCAAAATTATAGTTTGGTAATAATTCTATTATTTCTTCTTTATTCTTTACATCAAATTCTGTTAAAATTAAAGGTTTAAATTTATTAATTAAGTTCATAGCCCCTTTTAATATAGAAACCTCATGTCCTTCTGCGTCTATTTTAATTAAATCTAGTTTATATAGATTTTTAAACTTTTCATCTAATGATATAATGTTTATTGGATATCCTTTTTCTGCTTTTAATTGATTTAAATTAAAATTTCCTGAGTTTATGTCCTTTAAATTAAAATAATCTACATCTCCAAGAGAATCATATTTATTTTCATTAGAAACTGCTTCCATATATGTACATACATTAGGGCAATGGTTAAGCATTACATTAGAATTTAGGATTTGAAAGATAAGTCTTTGCATTTCAAAAGAAAAAACAATACCTCTTTTACACATTTTTGATATTGGAACAGTATGAGTGCCTATATGGGCACCAACTTCTATTACTATACTATCTTCTTTTAAAAAAGACTTACAAATATCTAGTGTGGGTATCTCCCAACCCCCTAATTTTTCTAAACATTCTCTTATAAAGTTATCATTTTCTAAATTAAGAAAATCACCATACTTTGTTTGAACTATTTTAATTTTTAACATTAATTTTTAACTTCTTTTTTAACAATTTAATTTGTTTTTGCAAATTAAAAATGATTTTTTCTAGATCGTTAGGGCCTTTGTCTTTAAAAATCATACTAGAATCGTTTAATTATAATTTGTCCTGTAGATATATTTGGAATATCTGATGATTGTTTTATATTATTGCAAGAATAAAGCAATAACAATATAAATAGGTATTTCACTACCCGTTATCTTGGTCTTTATTAAATGGTTGTGGTTTACTAGCCATTGTTCTAGCAACCGACTCTGCGCTCCTACCTACCACATACCCTCCAAGACCTATTTGTAATAATGTCCAAACGTCTCCTGGTAAAGTTATAGTTATAGATGCTTTAAAGAAAAATAAAATTACTGGTCCTAATACATAATTCCAAATTAATATAAAAATTAATACATACATTAATAAAGGTCTCCATGAAGATGCAAACCAACCCGCTTTTGCTTCTGCTTCTATAACTCTAGAAGCTGCTGTTAATTCTTCAGTATGTGATTGTAACATCTGAGTTTGTAATTGTGCTTTTAATTTATTTGCAAGATCTTTATCTTCAACAGCTTTATCAACCGTGTTAAAAAGAATTTTAGCTAAAGGTGCAATCGCATTTAATAAAGGTAACATTATTTCTTTTTCTTTCTAGCTAGTTTGCCTTTTTTAAGACCTTGAGAAGCGGGTCCTTTTAATGGAGGTGGACCAAATCTTTTGCCAGGCATTTCAGCTCTTAACTGTTCTTTGCTTTTCATTACTTTGGTATGTTTTTGTTTTGATCTTGAATTTGATATTTCTGTCTAAGTAAATCAATCTTATCTTTAGCAATTTCTAATCTATCATTAGATTGCCTATCTTTAACTTCTATTTCATGTTGTCTCATTAGAGTATCAACTTTAAATTTAGAAGCATCCATAGAATTTCCAATAGCATCGCCCTGTTGTTTTCTTTGTAACTCAGCAGCTCTTAAATCTAATTCTCTTTGTTTCAATGCAACTAATGGATCTACTTGTTGTTCTCCAGCAGCCTCTGCTTGTTGTAATTGAGCAGTAAGTTCAACCACTCGCTGTGCAATCATACCGTTCATTTTAATTGTAAACATTTGTGGATTTTTTTTAGCTAATATTTTATCAGCAGGATGTTGTGCTAAAGCTTCTACAACTTCTTGAGATGCCTTTTGTGAAATATGTTCTGATATATGTCCTTGTAATAAAGCATATACAGCAGGATTAATCTGTACCATTCTTGTTTTAATAAAGAATGAGTGTGCTGCTATATGTGCATCATGATCTTGTTGTGGAAACGCTATTGGTAATTTCATTTGTAAGGCTTCCATATTTTCCATAGCTGGATCTTTTGGAATCTTCGGTGGCTCTGTTTTTAAAATTTCATCAATGTTTTGAATACCTAATGCTCTATAAACTCTTCTATAAGCTTCTCTAAGATCATGTAGATCTGGAGCTGACATTGCAACTCTTAACGTTTCATTAGCCAAAGTTATTCTTTGTGATAAAGAAAATATATTAGGATCTGCGACTGGTATAACATCTACTCTATCATCAAAATCTTTTACTTTAATAAATCTATCTGCATTGTGTACTGCATAAGGATATACAGGTGGTAGATATGTTTTAAATATTTCTGCAAGTAATCTAAACTCGCTTCTCATAGAATAGTAGCATCGTTTATGAATAGCTGACATGACTCGTGAGCCGCGTTCCAGGAGCGCTATAGTCGTGCCTACTGCAGCTTGTTGGTTACCATCACCTACTTGCATATCGGCAATTGTTGCAAAGCGTTGACCTGCTTCAACACAATAACCCATTAATTGATAAAGCACGGTGCTCGGTTCTTTGAAAGGTAATAACTGAAACTGATCTTTGATGTTTCCGCCTGGTGCATCTACGTCTCTGAATTCACCTGGCTGGAAGGGTTGGTCATCATCCCTGATTCTAAGACCACGGCTCTTGAAGCCTGCTGGTAAATTAGAAAGAGTTCCTGCATCTAACAATTGTCTTAATGCAGTTGTAGCTGATCTAGATAATCCACCTATCATATGGATTAAACCAAAACCATAGAATCCTAAACCTGGTAAAAATTTAAAGTGTACAAAATAATCTTTTCTAGTTTTAAGAGGATCTTGCATATCCCAGTTTCTATAAATAGAAAGTATCTCTTGTGAACCTTCATCAATAGTTACGATGTAAGGAACTTTAACATTTTTATCTGTAATATCATTTTCTTTTCTAGGTAATGCAAATTCATCTAAATCTAAATCAACATGTATTTCTAAAATATTATATTGGTTATCTGTATAAGCTGCTGGTTTAATTCCTTCTATCTCGCTATACTTCTTTTTAATATCGCTAGGGTTTGGCTCAGTTCCCATTCTTAATTCTATTTCTCTATAGAATCCTGCTCTTTGATTTTTAATAACATCATTCTCAGACATTTTAAGAACGTGTGTAATTCTTTCACAATCTTTTAAATCAGTTGCATAATATGGAACTACTAAATCTTCTGATGGAATAAATTTAGATACGGCTCTTTGTAATACTTCATCAAAGTAAATCTTTTTAAATGCTGATCCTGATAATGGTAAATAAAATAATAATTGATCAAAGTCTGGAGTATATTCTTCCATCTCTTCCATGATCATAAAATTCATAAAGTCTTCTACTCGTTGAGCTTGTTGTTCGGTCTCCATAGTTGCATCACCTATAACTTGTGTTCTTACGGGTCCTGATGATGGTAATAATTCTTTATAAGCGTGTGCTTGAAATTGTGTAACGGCTTCTGCAAGTAATGGATGGGTCACGCCTGAAGCTCCTTGGAATGGTTTAGTTTGATTCATATATCTAAATCCTAAAAGATCTAAACCTTCTACGTAAGCTTTTTCCCAATCTTGTCTTGAATCTCTATCTTGTTTATATTCTGTAATTAAATTACCTGCTAATTTATTTAGCATTTTCTTATCCATATCTTCTGCAAGATTTTGGTGAAATTCTTTTTGAGGATCTACAGGTGCTTCTTCGGGTTGCTCTTGTCCTTCAACTTGAACATTAACAGGTTCTGCAGGAACAGACATATCTGTTAAGTGATCTGAAGGTGCTACTTCTCCTGTGGGTAAATTAGGTATTTCTGTATTATCGTCTATTGCCATAGTTAAACTCTTGTATACTAAATTGTATTAAAGTAAATCCTTAATATAATCTTTGCCTTTACCAATTTCTGCTTCTCCGCCGTGTTTTAAAAGTTTTGTTATCTGTGCTTTTTTTGGATCAATTGCACCTTCGTGTCCAAACTTTTTAACAATAGCCTGTCTTCCTTTACTAATCTTACTAACTTTACCACCTTTATTAAAATCTTTTTTAATTCCAATATTTACAGATTTACCTGAATCGTCTTTTTTTGCTGTAACTCCTACTCTAGTTCCTTCATCAATGTCATATCCAACATTACCTGAATATTCATTTTTTGATTTTGTTTCTACACCTACAGTAAGTGGTCCTTTTTTACCTTCTGCCCATAGAAATCTTTTATTATCTGCAGTATCAATTCCAATGCCTCCCCCTATTTTAGAATCACTTTTAGGATCTCTTTGCTCACCCTCTGTTAAATTAAGATCCTCATAATATCCAATTCTTGCTTTACTTTTTCCTGTTTTTTCTTCTATTGGATTTAAAATTTTATCTAATGTAGAAGGCATATTAATATAATTTAGTTGGTCTATGTTTTGCTAATTTATTTCCTTTTGCTAAAACTTCTCCACCTTTTTTAAAAAGCACAAGATCTTTAAAAATATCTTTATCTGGTTTTCCATATGTATTAGCATTAATATCGGCTCCAGAAAATTGAGCAGTTCTAGGTTGGTTAATATCTGCTGGTGTTCCAGTTCCGCCTTGTCCAGAAAATGGAACAGCTCTTGGTTGATTAATGTTTACGTATCTAGGTGAATTATTTAAATCATTATTTGTAGATGTAGCTGGTGAATTGTTTTTCATTAGTTCAGCTATTTTTGCTACTAAACCATTTGACATTAATCCCATAGCTATCTCCTACTTAATCAAATCTTTAATATAATCGTGACCTTTAAGAATTTCTACTTCTCCACCATGACTTAAGGTAGCTTTAGGTTGAATAACATTTGTATTATCTGCACCATACATTTGATTAGCTAATACTTTAGGATCTGTTACTGTTCCCATTGGTTGGCCTTCTGGGCTAACTGTTTTTGATTCTTTCTTTTTACCAAAAATTTCTCCTGGTAATATTCCAAATATTACATCTTCTAAACTCATGCTTATCTCCTAGTATAATTTAGTTGGCTTATGCTTTGCTAATTTATTTCCTTTAGCTAAAATTGATCCGCCTTTAGTTCTTGGAATATAACCTAAGTGAGGTTGCTCTGTTAATCCACCCATAGCATAGGCTGGGTTTGCAGAAATAACATTACCTAATTGATCTACTTTATTCATCTCACCTTGAATTATATTTCTGTCAGTACCATACATAGTATCATAAGTTATAGGAGGTTTGTCAGCTTGATCGTAAAATCCTTTTTTAAATTCATTACGACTTGTGTAAGGATCTTTTGCCATGGAGTCTCTAAATCTTTTAACTTCAGATTCAGTTACTGCAGCTCCTGCCATATCTCTTAATTTTTGATCTTTATATTCCTCAAGAGTTTGCCATGAACTTTTTTTCTTATTCTCAGACATAGTCTTATGACATTTTTGCTGGTCTAAATCCTCTTATAGCAGCTCCAGTACCTTTAACTTCTCCGCCTGTAGATAATGCTTCACCCACAGTAGAACGTTTAGAAGCCATAATAGCTCCGCCGCCTCTAAGTGCTTCACCCATAGTAGACATTTTAGAAGACATGATATCTCCGCCACCACGTT